AGCTACTACCAGACCGGGGCCGCGTGATGAGCGACGACCTGACCCCAGCGGGGGTGATCCGCGGGCACTGGCGCTGGCTCCCGGCGTGGACCATCGTGCTTGCCACTGTGCTCGTGATTGGCGCCCTGATCACCTGGGGCGGCAGCGAATTCGGGTGGTGGCTGACCGGGCAGGCCGCCAATCATCAGGCCCGCAACACCCAGAACGGCTACGCCAACCAGACGACGCTCCGCCAGCAGGTGACCAGCCTCCTCGCCCAGGTGACGACGATCACCACCCAGATCACCGAAGCCGATGGCGACCAGTCCATGGTCGCCGCCCTCAAGCCCCAGCGGATGGCCATCGCCAGCCAGGCGTGCGCCGACGCCGCGCAGGTCACCGACGGGCCATTGCCCGCCGATCAAGCCCAGTGGGCCGCCGCGAACTGCGCCGGCGGCTCCGTGTCCCCATCCTCCCCCCTCTACCAGGCAGGCCAGCCGTGAACATCACCGTCAGCAACCGCAACCGTGTCACCATCGCCGCCGTCGCGGCCATCGTGCTGATCACTGCCTCGGCGTGCACCCAGGGCACCCCGTCCGGGCAGGCGAGCGAGAACGCCCAGCAGCAGGCCAACACGCTCTCGCTGGAGCAGTCCCAGCCGCTCCCGCACTACAACTGGTCCCAGATCCGCCAGACCCTCATCGACGCGGAGAACATCTCGGCGGCCGGCACCCAGACCACGAGCTTCTTCTTCCAGATGGGGCTGCCAGACCCGGTGTACTCGTGCCCGTCGATCGGGATGCCTGTCGCCAACACCGCGCAACTGTCCAACCCGCAGCAGGTTGAGCCGGACCCGCACTCCTCAAGTGGCTCCGTGGTGGTCTCGCAGATGGATCCGAACGGGATCTACGCGCCGTCGTCCAGCATGGGAACCTACGTGATCTGCATCGCCTCTTCCGGGGCCAAGTACCTGGACTACTGGGAGGGGGATGTGCTGACCATCACTGGCGCTGCCGAGTGGGATGCGGTGAAGCACTCGCTGAAGGTCACGGGAGCGCCTACGGCTGCGATCCACACCGCCCCGGGCGCGGCCCCCTCTAGCGAGCCGAAGAAGTAGCGGCATGTGACCGCCGTGCCCGCCATCGCGGCGCTGGCCGGGGCGCTCATGGTGACGCCCGGGCTATGCCTGTGACCGAGAGGAGGTTCTGTGGCTGAGAGAGATCGCGGCCATGCGCCCGGTCACGGAGGCCAAGCCTAAGCAGCGCAATCACCGGCCGGCACCCAGGAGGCAGCCATGACCGACTGCACGGCCCCCCGCCACGGCGACCAGCCGCAGCCAGCAGCCCCGCACGCCCGCCTCTGCCACGGCTGCCGCTCCCGCCTCCGCAGCGATCTGCGCCGCCTCCCGCAGCTCCACCATGACCTCGGCGAGCTGCTCGACCCCATCCGAGGCCTCGGCAACGGCGGAGGCGACGGCGGCGGCCTGCCATGGCACGAGCCAGCCGCCGAGGCCATGAGCCAGATCGCCCACGACACGGAGGCATGGGTGGCCATCATAGCCGCCGACCGGGAAACGGCCACCCTGCCCGGGCGCACCATCCCCGCCATGTGCGGGTGGCTCCTCGGATGGTCGCAATGGGCTAGCTACCAGCCATGGGCAGGCGACATCGCCACCGTCTTCGCCGAGGTCCGCGGCCGCGCCTGGGCCATCCTCAACCCCATGCCGAGGGCCGAGATACCGCTGCCCCATGGTGCCCGCTGCCCGCAGTGCGGCAATCCCGGACTCACGGCGGTCATCTGGCAGGCGCCGGGCGACCAGCGGCCGTCCATGGTGTCATGCGCGTGCGGGGCGCAGTGGGACACCACCCAGTGGCTGAAGCTCGGCCGCACCATCCTCCACCAGCAAGGAATGCCAGCGGCTCGGCAATCCCAGCGTCCCGCAGCAGGCCCATGGTGAGCACAACGCCCTGGCCGACGCCCGGCACAACAAGGTGATCGCTGAGTTCCTCGCGCGCAATGCCGCCAGCGCCTACCTCACCATGGCTGACATCGCCCGCGCCTACCACGTCACCACCCGCACCGCCCGGCGGTGGGCAGCACAAGACCACTGGCGCAGGCACGGGCAGCCCATGGTGTACAGCCTCACCGACGCACAGGCCAGCTACGACAAGCGCCACGGTGAACGCATCACAAGGCACCTATCGGCCCAGCTTGAACAGGGACTTGACAATGTGCCACCATGACAGGCATACGGTGAGCCGAGCTGTCCCCGGAAAGGGCCGACCATGGGCGCGCAGCGCCTGAACGCCAGGAACACCCGCAAGATAGCCACCGCCACCGGCCTCCCCGTCATCCGCGCATGGAGCCATGGCGGCTACACCCACGACTTCGTCACCGCAGGCCATCTCCATGGCTGGTACGACCTCAAGACCAGCCAGTGGGGCATCATCGCCAGGCCCGCGCACTACAGCACCTGCCCCGAGGGCAGCTCCGGGGGTCATGGCGAACCCGGCGCCCTGTTCCCCGATGGCGTGCCATCCCTGACCGAAGCCGAAGCGCGGGCGCAGGCTGCCTGACATGCCCCGCTACTACGGCAGCACCGCAGCCAGAGGCTACGGCCCCGCGCACCAGGCCCTCCGCAAGCGGCTACTCGCAGCGTGGAAACCAGGCCAGCACTGCGCACGCTGCGGCCAGCCCATGCTCTACCGGTGGCTGATCAAGCCAGACGGCAGCCAGGTGACCGCCCTCCACCTCGACCACGACGACCAGCGCACCGGGTACCGCGGGCTATCCCACGCCAGGTGCAACCTGCAAGACGGCCAGGCCAAGACCACCGCGATCAACCGCGCGCGCGGCGGGCCGACCCCAGCTCAGCAGGCGTCAATACGGTGGAAGCAATGGCAAGTCGCAGGCAGGATGCGCTGACTCACGGTCACCAGCCCCAGGAGCCCGAGTGCCGGATGGTCGCCACCCCGGAGTCCCTGCTGCGGTTACCATCCCGCATTTCCGCAGGTCAGCGGGATCGCGTTACCATCCTGAGACCTGCCGCCGACGCCGCAGCCTTGAAGCCTACAACCAGGCCCGTCGCGCCACGTGGCGGCCACGCAGAGTGAGGATTTCCCGGGTTGGCCGATAGCGAGGCGGTTCGCTCGCGCCGCAAGCGGCTGCACGCGGCCGGGGATCACTCGATGTGCCGTCGCTGCGCCGTGGTGCGCGGGGGTGTCATCACGATGCCCGAAGTTGGCCTGCCTCCTGGCTTCGTCCCGCCGTCGGCCGCCCTCGCCGCACTGCCGTCGCTGGCGCCCGCGAAGCTCGACCCGGCCGCTGAGCTGCGCCAGCTGGCGGCAGAGTTGCATGAGGCGTACCGGGCGGACCCGGCGAACGCGATGCTGGCCAGGGAGCTGAGGGCCACGCTAGTGGCGCTGATGCCGAAGGACGCGGGCAAGGCCGATGCCGACCTCACGGGGCTGTTCGCCGCCTTGCAGGCCTAGGTTCGCGACGCCGCCGACGCCGGGCAGGCGCAACCTGGCGGAGGGCATCGCGCGGACGGCGGAGATCCTGGGGTTCCGGACGTCGCTGGGGCCGGGGCTGATGCCGTGGCAGCACGAGGTGAACGCGGTCGCCACCGAGCTGGACGAGGCGGGGCGGTTCGCTTACCGACAGGTGCTGCTTGAGGTGATGCGCCAGCAGGGCAAAAGCGTGGACGTGCTGAGCATGATGATCGCCCGTGGCCTGCGCAGGCCGGGGACGCAGATCGCGTACACGGCGCAGACGGGCAAGGACGCCCGGCACCGGATGATCGACGTGTGGTGGCCGCGGATCCGGGCGAGCAAGCTCGCGCCGCTGATTGGCATCCGGAAGGGCAGCGGGTCTGAGGCGCTGCTGTTCGCGAACGGCAGCATGCTGTCGCTGATCAGCGCCGAGGAGACGTCGGGTCACGGCGAGAACCTGGACCTGGGCGTGATCGATGAGGCGTGGGCGCAGCGGGATGACCGGCTCGAGCAGGCGATGCGCCCGGCGATGATGACGCGGGACGCGCAGCTGTGGATCGTGTCGGCGGCGGGGAACGAGAAGTCCTCGTACTTCCAGGGGAAGGTGTTCGCGGCCCGGGAGCGCATCGAGAACGGCGTTCCCGGGGGTGGCTGCTACGTGAGCTACAGCGCGCCGGATGAGGCGGACCCGGGCGACCCGGCGACGTGGCGGGCGTGCATGCCGGCGCTGGGGATCACGGTGAGCGAGGAGACGGTGGCGACCGACATGGGCGACATGGACCTGGCCGAGTTCCGCCGCGCCTACCTGTGCCAGTGGCCTGATGTGGCCAAGCCGGGCTGGGGCGTGATCGGCCAGGACGCGTGGGGCGCGGCGGCGGCGTCATGAGCGCGCCGGTTGCGTACGGAGCGGCGATCAGCGAGGACCGCCAGCATGCGTCGGTGGTGTCGGCTTCCCGCTCCGGTGCGGGCAGGGTGCTAGTTGACCTGGTCTTCTACGATCACCCGCGGCTGGTGGTGGCCCGCATGGCGGAGCTGTCGGCGGAGCGTGACCCGGTGGCGGTGATCGTGAACCCGAAGTCGCAGTCGGGGACGCTGATCAAGCCGCTGGCTGACGCAGGCGTGTGGGTGACGGAGTCGTCGGCACCCGATATCGCGGTGGCGCACGGGACGTTCCTGGACCTGGTGGCGGACGGCCAGCTGGAGCACCTGAACCAGAAGCCTTTGACTGACGCGGTGCGCGCTGCCCAGCAGCGGCCGCTAGCCGGGGCGAAGGCGTGGGAGCCGCGCCTGGAGACTGATCAGTCGCCGCTAGTGGCGGCGACGCTCGCGGCATGGGGCTTCCTGGGCTGGGAGCTGGTGTCCGAGCCGACGACGGCAGTGATATGAGGAGGTCAGCGTGCGCTTGTCTGTCGTGCTGCTGCTGCTGGCCCTGGCCGGGGTGCTGGGCGGCGGCGCGCTGATCGGCCTGCCCGCCCTGGGCGGCTGCCTGATCTTCGACTCGCTGCTAGTCGGGGCATACGCCTGGTTCCGCGATGACGGAGCGCGGCCGCCGCAGCAGGGAGACACGACGTTGCATGCCATCTTCGAGAGGGCCCGCGCGTCGTGAGGGTGGGCGACCGGCTGCTGCGCCGCTACGGCGACACGTTCTGGGAGGGCCAGGCGTCCGGCGCGGCGGTGCTGATGTCCTCCTACGGCTCACCGGACCGCGAGGCCGTGGTTCCGCAGCTTGCCCTGGCGGCGTCGGGCGCGTTCACGGGGAGCGCGGTGGCGTTCCCGGCGATCCTGCAGCGGATCATGCTGTTCTCCGAGGCCCGGTTCCAGCTGCAGTCCGTCTCGGACAAGAAGCTGTTCGGGAACCAGTCGCTGGCGATCCTGGAGCGCCCGTGGCCGGACGGGACGACGGGCGAGCTACTGGCGCGGATGGAGCTGGACGTCAGCGTGGCGGGCAACGCCTACATCTGGGATTCCGGCGACGACAGGCTGGTGCGGTGGCGACCGGACTGGGTGACGATCATCTCCAAGGTTGTCGACGGGCCGCGGGGGCCGTACCGGAAGAAGGTCGGGTACGACTTCGCGCCGCCGAAGCAGGCGTGGCCGCAGTACGGGGAGCCGCAGACCGTCCCGGCGGAGGAGGTGGCCCACTGGGCGCCCATCCCGGACCCGCAGGCCGAGTACCGCGGCATGTCGTGGCTGACGCCGGTGCTGCGGGAGGCGCAGGCCGACCAGGCGATGACGGTCTACAAGGACGCCTACCTGGCCAACGCGGCGACGCCGAACCTGGTCATCAAGTACAGCCAGAAACTTCAGCCGGGCACGATCGACAGCCTGCGGGAGCGGGTGACGGCCCGGTACGGCGGGGTGGCGAACGCGTTCAAAACCCTCATTTTGGACCAGGGTGCTGATACGACGGTGATCGGCAACAGCCTGGCGCAGATGGACTTCTCCAACGTGCAGTCGGCGGGGACGGAGCGGATCCTGGCGGCCTCGCAGGTGCCCCCGGTGCTGGTGGGCCTGGAGCCGCTGCGCGGGGCTGGCAGGGGCTATCAGGAGTCGATCGTCAAGCTGGCGAACCTGTGGGCGCGCCCGCAGTGGCGGTCGGCGTGCGGGGCGCTGCAGAAGCTGGTGCCGGGGATCCCGGAACAGGGGATCCGCCTGTGGTACGACACGAGCGACATCGCGGCGCTGCAGGACACGGAGACGAACCAGGCGCAGGTGACCCTGGTGCGGTCTCAGGCGCTGCTGGTGCTGCGGCAAGCGGGGTACACGCAGGACTCGGCGGTGGCGTTCATCCGCAGCGGTGACCCTGGTCAGCTGAAGGCGGACCTGGCCGTTGCCGCGCCTGCGCTCCCGGGCGGGGGGACTCAGCACATGCTTCCGCAGCCTCCCGGGTCGGGGCCGACGCCGGGCGTGACGCCGCTTCCGGCGGGGTCGATAGCCCGGCTGCCGGTCGGGACGACGTCGGCGGGTGACGGCGGTAATCACACGCGGCCAGCGAGCCGCCCGGCGGCGGTGCGGAGGCCCTGATGACCGTGACGCGGTTCAACCCGAACCACGCCGCGCCCGGCTCGGCGACAGGCGGCCAGTTCACCTCCGGCGGCAGCGGCGGCGGCAGTTCCAAGGGGAAGTCCGGCGGCGGGAAGGCTGCCTCGGCGCACCAGGCCCACGTCGCCCACGTGCAGCATGAGCAGCACCAGAAGTACCTCGCGAACCACCCCGACACCCCCGGTGCCCGCGCCGAGCGCAAGAAGGCCCTCCTCGACCAGGCGCACGCCGACCGGGAAAAGGCCGCAGCGCTGGAAAAGCAGCTCAAAGGGCTTCAGCAGCAGGAAGCCAAGGCCAAGGCGGCCGCTAAGCACACCAAGGCCGTCGTCGCCAACGCCAAGGGCGGCGCCGTCCAGCGCCGCACCGCCGCGCACAAGGCCGCCACGGCGCACAAGAAGCACGAGAGCCTCAAGGCCCGGATCAGCAACGTCCAGGACCAGATTGCCGGGCTGCTCGATAAGGCGAAGTCCCTTGAGGCGCAGGCGGCGAAGCTATGACGTCGCACACCGCGACGGCCAGCACGGTCCACGAGCCGATCGGCTCCCCGTCCGGCCCGGGCCCGATGGCCGAATGGGAAGCGGACAAGGCGGGATCAGGGAAAGCGAGGCGGTCGGCAATGGCTGACAGTAAGCCGTACGGCGACGTGAAGTACGCCGACCCCAAGAACGGCAAGTATCCGCTCGACACTGAAGCGCGCATCCGCGCGGCGTGGTCCTACATCAACAAGCCCGGGAACGCCTCGCAGTACCCCATGAACGGCGTGACTCTCGCCGAGGTTAAGGACCGCATTAGGGCGGCCATGAAGAGCATCGGAGCCGACGTGGAAGACGACAACGGCAGCAACGCGAGCGCCTCCCGGTCGGTGCTCATGCGCGATTACCCGCTGGAAGACCTGCACATCATCCGATCCGGTGAAGGCGCTGACGGCCGCACGATGGAGGCCTTCGCCGCGGTATTCAACACCGAGACTGAGATCAGGGACCGCGAAGGTCACTATCTCGAGATCATCGAATCGTCTGCGTTCAACAAGCGGCTATCGGACCTCCAGCGTTCCCGGCAGGGATTCGGTCAGGTCAAGGTGCTGTTTAACCACGGTCGCGACATGGAGGGCGCTCCGGCGGAGCGGTTCCAGATGCCGGTCGCGGTGCCGGTGTCGATCGAGGGCCACCCGCGAGGGCTGCTGACGCGCAGCCGGTTCGTCAATACCCCGCTCGGCGACGAGGTCCTGGAACTGGTGCGCTCCGGCGCGGTGACCGCGATGTCATTCCAGGGGCGCATTATCCGCTCAACGCCACAGCTTGACCGCTACGGCCGACATCGTCCCGATTCGACAGGGCGGCTGACCACCGTGCGGCGCACGGAGCTGGGCCTACATGAGTTCGGGCCGGTCCTGTTCCCTGCCTATGAGGGCGCCGGAATCAACGGCGTCCGCATGTCCACTCCCGGAGCGTGGGAGCCGGACGACGAAGAGAACGGCACTTCCCCCGATGGCGAAGCCGCCGCCGGTGAGCCGCTCAGCCGCGATGACGGCGAGCACTCGGCCCGGCACCACCAGCACAGCCTGTACGTGCTCAATTCGCAAGAGCGGCGCGCGCGGGCCGGGCTGACCTGGTAACCAGCCGAAAGGACACGTGGCGATGGCCACCCTGAAGGAGAAGCAGGAGGAGATGGCCCGCATCAAGGCCGACCTCCAGCGGATGGAAGCAGACGACACAGTCACCGAGGAGGACTCCGGCGACCTGCGCGACACCCTCGTCGAGCGGTGGGAGCAGCTCGACCGCGAGTGCGCCCCGATCATCGAGCGAATGGAGAAGGTCCGCGGCATCACCCGGTCCGGCGCTAGCCCCGCCAACCGCGAGGACGGCGCCGACAGCGGGCCGCGCGCCCCGGAGTTCATGCAGCGCCTCGACCCGTTCGCCGACCTGGACGCCGTCCGCGGCGGCATGGTCCGCCGCGCCGACCTGATCGCCCGGGCGCTGAACGCGGTGGAGAACGACAACCGGCAGGGGCGGCTGCCCGACGACCACGCCGAGGCCGCCGTGCAGAAGGCGAAGTGGCAGCCGAACGTGGCCCGCCACATGCTGCTGACCGGCTCCGACGACTACCAGGACGCGTTCCGCACGTACCTGGAGGACCCGATGGGCGCGGGCCGGGAGGCGGCCCGTGCGCTGTCCCTCGGCACCGGCTCGGGCGGGTTCCTGCTGCCGTACGTGCTCGACCCGACGATTGTGCTCACCTCCAACGGCAGCACGAACCCGTACCGGCAGCTAGCCAGCGTCAAGCAGACCACGTCGAATGCCTGGCAGGGCGTGAACTCCGCGGGCATCACCGCGGCGCTGCTGGCCGAGGCGGCGGCGGCGTCGGATGCGTCGCCGACGATCGGGCAGATCCAGATCTTCCCGCAGAAGTTCGCCGCGTGGGTCTTCGGGTCCTTCGAGGAGCTCGGCGACACCAACTTCGGCGAGCAGCTCCCCGGCCTCATCGCCGACGCCAAGGATGTCGTGGAAGAGACCCAGTTCGCCGTCGGCACCGGCGGCACCGGCAACAGCGCCGCCCCCAACGGCGTCCTGCACGCGCTCGGCTCCAGCCAGCGCGTCGCCGCCGCCGAGGGCACCGGCGGCGCGTTCACCGGCACCGCGGCCGGGCAGGCCGCGAGCAACGTCTACAACCTCCAGGCGGCGCTCGGCCCCCGGTTCCGCAAGTCGAAGTCGGTGGGCTGGGTTGCCAACATCACCAACATGAACAAGCTCCGCAACCTCGACCAGTACGGCGGCTCGGCGTTCTGGGCGAACTTCGGGGACGACACCCCGGAGCAGCTGCTGGGCAAGCCGATCCACGAGTCGCCGTCGCTGACCACCAGCACGGCGACGGCCACCGGAACCGGCTCGGCCGTGCTGGTGTACGGCGACTGGTCCAAGTTCTACATCGTGGACCGCGTCGGGATGTCGATGATCTACGAGCCGATGATCACCGGCACCGGCGCGAACGCCAACCTCCCGACCGGCCAGTCCGGCTGGCTGGCCTACTGGCGTACAGGGTCGGACGTCGCCACCGCGGCGGCGTTCCGCTGGCTCGCGAACGGCAGCTGACCGTGAGCACGCCTTCGGCGCATGGCAACCCGGCCAGCTCGGCCGCCCAGGGCAGCGCGGGCTCGTTCCCGGCTGACAGCAGCGCGGACATCCCCGTGGTGTCCGGGCTGCCGGCCCCCCCGGTGGAGGCGGGGTCGCCGGTGTTCCCGGAGATCCGCCAGGTGCGGCCCGTTCCCCAGATGGGGATGGGATACCGCGAGGCCGCTGAGGGTGACCCGTTCTGAGCTGGGAGGATGTCGCGGCCGGGGCAGTCCGCGACTTCGGGGCGCTGCAGAAGCCGGCTGAGCTGGCCATGCTGCTGCAGCGCCTCGCCGACTGCCGGCCCAGGGTGATCGTGGAGATCGGGTCGGACGCGGGCGGGACGCTGCGGGCATGGTCGCAGCTGCCCGGGCCCCCGCGCGTGATCGGCGTGGACCTGCCGGGCGGCCCGTACTCCTCCGGCGCCGAGCTAGACGCGCACGGCGCGGTGATGGTGATCGGCAACAGCCACCTGAAGGCGACCCGGGAGCTTGTCCGGCAGCAGCTGGCGGGCGAGCTAGCAGACGTGCTGTTCATCGACGGCGACCACACCTACGAGGGCTGCAAGGCCGACTACCTGGCGTACAAGCGGCTGGTGCGGCCGGGCGGCCTGGTGGTGCTGCATGACATCGCCCCGCATGACAACCCGAGCGTGGGGGTCCGTTACCTATGGCAGGAGATCGCGTGCCGCTACCCGTCCCAGGAGATCATCACGGACCCGGATCAGAGGTGGGCCGGGATCGGCGTGGCCGAGATGTCGCCGCTGCCGGCTCCCGGGCCGACTCTGCTGGCCGCGCGCTGAACTTCATCGGCCTGGCGGCGGGGGCTGACGGCTCCGGGTACTACCGGATGTACCTGCCGTTCAAGCACCTCGCGCAGAACAGCCGGCACCTGGCGATGATCCCGCCGCCGGGGCGCACGCCGCCGATGCCTACGCCGGGCGACATGGAGGGCGTAGACACGTTCATCGCGCAGCGGCCGGTCGGGCCGATGGGGATGCGGACGTGGGACACGCTGGAGGGCCATGTCGCGCGGGTGTACGAGGTCGATGATGACCTGCTGGCGGCGGACCCGAGCGCGCTGCCGCACCTGACGGACCCGCGGGTGAAGGACTCGATCACCTACATGCTGGGGCGTAGCGAGATGGTGACGGTGTCGACTCCGTACCTGGCCGGGATCGTCTCGGAGTGGGCCGGTAACGTCCGCGTGCTGCCGAACTGCGTGAATGGCGACCTGCTCGACCTGCGGCGCCGGCATGGCCGCGCCGGCCGCGTGACGGTGGGCTGGGCCGGGGGGCAGTCGCACCTGCCGGACTGGGCGCACGCGGGTGAGTGGATCCGGCCGGTGCTGCAGCGGCACGCGGCTACGGTGGATTTTCACTTCGTGGGGGCGGATTACTCGCCGCTGCTGCATCACCCGTGCCTGTGGACGGGCTGGGATGACGACATCTGGACGTACTACCGGGCGGTTGACTTCGACATCGGCCTGGCGCCGCTGGCTGACATCCCGTTCAACCGGTCCAAGTCGCACCTGAAAGCGCTGGAGTACGCGGCGCTGGGGATCCCGGTGATCGCGACCGACATGGAGCCGTACCGCGAGTTCGTGACCGACGGCGTGACCGGCTACCTGGTGTCAACGCCGGAGCAGTGGGACAAGCGGCTGACCGAGCTGGTAAATGACCGGGCGGCGCGCGAGGAGATGGGCGCGGCGGCGAAGCGGCGGGCGGCGGAGTTCACGATCCAGGGCAACTGGCACCTGTGGGAATCGGCTTACGTGGAGGCGGCAAATGGCGCGTGAGATCAGGCTTCAGGTCACCCAGCCCTATCACGGGCCGGGCGGCGAGCTGCTGTTCGAGCCGGGGCAGCAGTTCCCGCAGGATGCTGACCTGCCGGAGGACTTGCGGATTGCGCCGGTCATCGTCGAGGTGGAGGACAAACCCGCTGAGGCGCCGGCGCCAGCGAAGGCGGCCAAGCCTGCTAAGGGCGACGCTTCCTGATGCACGCCTCGGCGATGGCGTTCGCCGTCTCGGCGCTCACTGAGCAGGACGTGGCCGGCAGGCATGTGCTTGAGGCCGGATCGATGGACGTCAACGGCTCGGCCCGGCCGCACGTCGAGGGCCTGCGCCCCAGGTCATACGTGGGCACTGACATGCGGCCGGGGCCGGGCGTGGACGTTGTCTGCGCTGCCGAGCATCTCTCGCGAACGCAGTGCGCATATGGCGTGGTGATCTCTACGGAGATGCTGGAGCACGCATCCGACTGGCAGGCGGCGATGCGAGGCATGATCAATGCCCTCGGCCCGGGGGGCCTGCTCGTGCTGACCACTCGCTCCGAGGGATTCCCGCTGCACGGCTACCCGGATGACCACTGGCGGTTCTCCGTGGAGGCCATGGACGCGATCGTGAAGGCGGCGCGGCTGGACGTGGAGCGCCTGGAGGCTGACCCGGACCCCGCGAGCCCGGGCGTGTTCGTAAAGGCGCGCAAGCCGTTCGGCTGGTCATGGCCGGATGTTCAGGATGCCTGGGATCAGGCGGGAGTGACGGCGATGCCCAAATGACTGAGCCAGTCGGCTGGCAGGTGCTTGACCCTGACGGGAACGTGGTCGCGTCGGGGCCGGTGACGGTAGCGGAGATGGCTGCGGAGATCGGCGGCGTGGCCGGAGAGGACGGAGATGTCGGGAATCGACCAGGGGATGGTCAGTAACATCCTGAACGCGACGACGCCGACCGGCGCGTCCGGGGCGCCCGGGTCGTTCAGCGCGGTGGGCGGCTCGGCGATGAAGGTGCGGCTGAACAGCACCGCGAGCACCGCGTCAGCGGCGGGGACGGAGCTGACCGGCACCGGGTACACGACGGGCGGCACCGCGGTCCCCGCGGCGTCGGCGGCATCCAGCTCGGGCAGCGCCGTGACCCTCCCGGCGTCGTCGGCCCTGAGCTGGACGAACGGCTCCGGCGGCTCGTGGTCGATCGTGTCCTTCGACCTGAACAGCAGCGGCGGGACGCGGACGTGGTTCGGGAACTTCAACGGCCAGCCGATCAGCATCGCGAACGGCAACACCTTCCAGATCGCCGTTGGCGGCATCTCGATCTCGCTCTCATGAGCCACTGACCTAAGGAGTTCCCGTGCGCCTTCCCATCGTCGGCCCGCTGACCCCGCTGCACGTCGCGGACGGCGCGGCGTTCACGACCTTCACCACGTTCCAGGACGTCTCCCCGTCGCCTCAGCTGGTGATCCCGCAGCAGATGATGGACGTGGGGATGGAGCTGTTCATTTTCGCGAACGGCGAGTTCAGCACGACGGGCACGCCGACGCTGGCGATCGGCTTCTGGTTCAACGGCGCTGCCGGGGCGGCGCCGACGTCGATCCTTGCGCAGACGACGGCGACCACGACTGGCTCGGGCGCGGCGGCGTGGCCGTGGGAGGCGTGGTGGCGCGGCAGGCTGCGCGGCATCGGCGCGTCGGGCAGCTTCAAGGGCACCGGCACGCTGCACCTGGGCACCAGCCTGACTGCGATGGCCGCCCCGATCCCGATGCCGACGACGCAGGCGCTGCGGACCGTGACGGTGGACACGACGGCGAACCGGGCGATCGGCGTGGGGGCCGCGTGGGGCACCAGCTCGGCGTCGAACTCGATCACCACCTACAACCTGATGGCCTGGGCCGCCTCCTGACCCTCTCCTGAGAGGGGACGCCGATGGCGTCGCACAACGCCGGCACCACGGCGACCCTCGGGCAGTCCGCCCACACCATCGCGTTCTCGTTCACCGTCCCGGCCGGGGTGGCGACGGGGGACGTGATGATCGTCTCCGTCAACACGTTCAGCTTCCCGCTGAGCGGCCCGGCGACGTCCACCCCCACGTCGGGGGGCGGGTCGTGGACGGCGGTCGGGCCGCTGGTCGCCGCGCAGGACGGCACCGCCGGGGTGTTCGCCACGGCCTGGTGGCGGGTCGCGACGGCGGCCGACCCGGGCAGCACGTTCACGATGTCGTGGACGGGCGGCGTCGGCGGGACCGATGGCTTCTGGTGGACCGCCACCCTGGACTCCTACACCGGTTTCTGGACGCCGGACCCGATCGCGCAGTCGATAACGCCGACGTCGGGCGCGCAGACGGCGGTAGGAGCCTGCCCGTCGGGGACGTCGCTGCGGTCAGGCTCGTGGGTCGTCCAGCTGGGGCCGATCACGCCGAACTCCAGCGGCACGATCACCGGCGTGCCGTCGGGGATGACGCAGCGGCAGCTGTCCAACGGCAACAGCGGCGTCTCCAATGCCTCGGCCGACTCGGGCGCCAGCGTCGGAGCCGCGGGCACCGCGATCGGCGGCGGCTCGTTCACCTCGTCGAATGCCACCGATAACTGGTGGGCTGAGTGGACGATCGAGCTGGCCACCGTCAGCGCGCCCGGCCCGCCGGTGCAGGCGCCTACCGTCGGCCCGCTGATCGCCCCGCACCCGCTGTGGACTGAGGCGCTGCTGGGCGAGGCGTGGCAGCGGGCGGACTGGCAGGCGCAGGGCGTTGCCGACCTGACGGTGGGCTTCTCGTCGACCTCGGGCGGCATCGACACCTGGAACGTCACCAGCCCGTGGAACGGCGGGACGACGCAGCACATGCGCGTGCTGGCGCCGACGGCGCCGAACGCGAACTACCCGCACGCGTTCCTCATCATGCTGCCGGTGGACCCCGACCAGGACACCACGTTCGGCGACTCGATCGGCACCGTCCAGGGCCTGGGCGCGCACAACGCCTACAACCTGACGTGCGTGCAGCCGGGCTACGCGCCGGCAGCCGGGACCGGGCCGTGGTTCGGTGACAACCCGCTCGACCCGTCGATCTCGCAGGAGAAGTTCACGCTGCTGCTGGCGGCGTGGATCCGGGCGAACCTGGCCACGACGGGCACGGAGAAGGTGTACCTGATCGGGTTCTCCCGGTCGGGGCTGGGCGGCCAGTTCCTGCATTTCCGTCATCCGGACGTGTTCGCGGCCGTCGCGTCGTGGGACAGCCCGCTCATGATGGCCGACTATGACGGCACCGATCCCACGAACGGTTCGTCGATCGGCGGCTCCCCGGCTAACGTCTTCGGCACGTCGGCGTCCTTCGTGACGAACTACCAGCTGGCGCCGCACCTGGCGGGCTGGCAGGCGACGGGCCAGTGGGCGGTCAACCGGATATGGCTGGGCCTCGGCCCGGCCTTCCCTGCGGATCCCCCCGCCTATGACGCGGCGCTGACGAGCGCGGGGATACCGCATTCTTACGGGTTCAGCAACACGGGCGAGTCGCACGCGTGGCACTCGGACTGGGTGGCGGCGGCGCTGGCCGCGATCATCCCGTCGAACTGGTCGCAGGCCGCGACGGTGCTGCCGCAGCAGGTACCGCATCCGCTGCTGCCGTACCTGCTGGACATTGCCACGGTGCGGCTGGACCCCGGCCTGGACGGGTCGGTGATCCAGGCGACGGCGGCGCTGTCCGGCGCGGGCGCCGTCACCGCCCTGGCCGTCCAGGGCGCCGGGGCGGCGAGCGCGGGAGCCGGGTCGCTGTCAGCCCTTGCCGTGCAGCAGGCAGGATCGGCGGTGGCCGGGGCCGGGAGCCTGTCGGCCCTCGTCGTCCAGCAGGTGACGGCGACTGCGGCGGGCGCCGGGTCGGTCACCGCGTCAGCGGGAGGCGCCGAGCAGGGAGTGGCGGCGGCGGCGGGCGCGGGAACCGTCTCGGCGGCCGGAACGCTGGCCGTCCCCGCGGCAGTCGCCGGGGCCGGGAGCGTGCTGGCGGTGGCGACGGTCCTGGCGGGCGCGCAGGTCACCGGAGGCGGCTCGGTCACGGCGCTAGCTGTCCAGGCGGCGCTGGCTTCCGCTGCCGGGGCTGGCGCGGTCGCGGCGTCCGGGGCGGAGCGCGGGCCGTTCACCGTCGGGGTCCTGACCGCCTCCACCAGCTCCGGCATTAACACGTCGACGACGAGTCCGTGAGAGGGGGTAAGGGATGCGTTACCCGAACGGCCAGCCGGTGCGCGTGTCCACGACGGTCCGTGACCTGTCCGGGGCGCTGGCCGCCCCCGGCGCCCTGACCCTCACGGTCAAGAGGCCGGACGCGACGACCCAGGACTACGCCTCCCCGTCGGCTGACTCCACGGGGAATTACCACCAGGACGTCCCGGCAACGGACCTTAGCCAGCTGGGCCACTACCAGTTCAAGTGGGTAGCGACCGGTACCGGGGCCGGCGTCTCCGTCGGCGAGTTCGACGTCTACGACCCGTTCGAGGTCCGGGTGCTGAGCCGCCAGGACGCGAAGGTCATGCTCGCCATCCCGGCGGCGACGACCACGGATGACGAGGAGATCGACGTCTGGCTGGCCAGCATCGAGTCCGGCCTGGAGCGGTTCACGGGCGGCCCGGTCGTCAGTCGCACCTTCACTGAGCGGTGCGAGCTAGACGGCTCCCACTGCGTCCTCCTCGTCCGGCAGCGGCCCCTCGTGTCGGTCACGTCTATCGTGTCCGTCGCGTCGGGCTCGGCGATCGACATCAGCGCGGGGCTGGACATCGACGCGAACGCGGGCACGATCCGCACGAAGCTCGGCACCCCTTTCATCGGCCCGTTCTACGCCTACCGGCCCGCGATGACTGTTACCGGCACGGCTGGCTGGGGGACGGCGGTCCCGGCCGCGTTCAGCGGGTTCGCGCGGATCGTCATCCAGCACCTGTGGAGTAACCGGCGGGGGCCGGTGTCGATGCCGATGGGCGGGGGGCAGCTGGTGACGCCGCCGTGGCTGGGGTTCGGGATACCGAACGCGGCGCTGGAGCTGCTGAACGGCAGCCAGGACGGGATTCCGTTCGCGGTCGAGGCGTACGTCTAGTGGAGATCCCGGGATGCCTCCAGCGACTTCCAGGTGCTACCGCGGCGCACCTCGCCAGCCTGCCGGATGAGCGCCAGCGCGAGTTGCTCGGCAACTTCGGGCTGCATCCAATAGCGGCTGTCGCCGATAGTCAGCCGCACGTCAAGCTCCTGCGTGCTCGCCGCTACGTGGACGTGGCCCGAGCCGGGAGGGTCACTCTCGATGCGCAGCCCATCGCTAAGATACTTATCACCGCTATAGGTGCTCATGCTCGCAACGGTAGGCAGGCAGCCGCGTGAGCGCCACCCGATTCAATGACGCGGTGAACGCGCTGCTGGCCCGCTACGCCGCCGCCCCCGCGTTCGAGGGCAAGCAGGTCTACGACGGTGCCCGGGCGGTCACCTGGACCGCAGCTGACTTCATCGTGGTCGGCCATGACGGCTCGCTGGTCGCCGGCCCGGGCGGAGGCAGCGACCTTAACCCCGACGCGCTGGCCGGGACGTTCACGCAGGCCGACATTGACATGCCGGACCGGCAGGAAACGGGTTACGTCAACTGCGTGATCGTCTCCTGGACCGGCGACAGCGACGACGTCTCCGGCACCCGCCAACGCGCCTCCGACCTGCTGCAGGCGGCGGAGGACGCGGCCGGGGCCAACGGCGGCTACGACGGCACCGGCCTCATGTTCGCGGGCACCAGCGACGGGCGGTTCATCAACCTGCTGTCACAGGCGGGACTGGCGGTCATCCTCGCCTACCGGGTGGCCTACTCCACGGAGTGGGCGCTGTGAGGAGGTGGTGCCCGTGAGGTGGCTTGTTGTCCACCCTGGTTTAGGCCCCAACTTCTCTGTCGCGGATATGCATAATGGCTGGTCAGAGGCCCTTAGAAACATGGGCGAGCAGGTCATGGAGTACAACCTTGACCGAAGGTTGTCATTCTTCGACTACGCCCTGGTCCCCGACGAGGACGCCGACCCCGACGCCGACGGCAAGCGCCCGGTCAAGAAAGCCTTCACCTTCGAGCAGGCCACCGAGCTGGCCGCCGATGACATGCTCGGCGCGTGCTTCCGCTGGTGGCCTCACGTCGTCCTGCTGGTGAGCGCGTTCTTCACGCCGCCGTTCGTGCTGGAGGTCATCCGCTCGCGCGGCATGAAGGTGGTCATGCTGTTCAGCGAGTCGCCGTACCAGGATGGCGCGCAGCTGGCCATGGCCAAGTTCGCCCACGTGTCGCTGGTGAACGACCCGGTGAACCTGGCCGCCTACCGGGACGCCAGCGAGGTCGCCGAGTACATGCCGCACTCTTACCGGCCCGCGGTCCACTTCCCGGCCAGGCCGGGGGCGCGGCGCAAGCACGATCTCGCGTTCGTCGGGTCCGGGTTCCAGTCGCGGATCGAGTTCTTCGAGGCCATGCGACTAGACGGCCTGGACGTGGCGCTCGCCGGCTTCTGGGCCGGGCTCGCGCCGGAGTCGCCGCTGCGCCCGTACCTGGTCACCGATGCCGACGAGTGCCTGGACAACGCGAAGACGGCGGCGCTGTACCGGCAGGCGCGGACGGGCATCAACTTCTACCGCCGCGAGGCCGAGGAAGCACACCAGGGCGAGGGGTGGGCGATCGGCCCCCGCGAAGTCGAGCTGGCCGCCTGCGGCACCTGGTTCGCCCGCGACCCGCGCCCCGAGTCCGACGAGCTGTTCCCGTTCCTCCCCGCGTTCAGCGGCCCCGAAGAGGCGGGCGGGCTCATCCGGTGGGCGCTCGCCAACCCGGCCAGGCGCGCGGCGGCAGCAGCCAGGGCACGGCAGGCGATAGCTGACAGGACGTTCGAACACTCGGCCCGGCGGCTGCTGGGGCTGCTCGGCCAGCTAGGAAAGGAATGACATGGCACGCCACCACGGCCGCAATGGCCGCATTTACCTCCAGGCGGTCAACGGCTCCGGCGTCCCGTCGCCGCTGCCCTTCCAGGCGAGCTGGAGCATCAACCAAGCCACCGACCGGCAGGACGTGACAGCGTTCGGCGACGGGAACAAGGTGTTCGTCGCCGGACTACCCGACTCCTCCGGCGACTTCGGCGGCTTCCTGGACGACGCGACGTCGCAGACGTTCGTCGCGGCCACCGACGGCCTGAGCCGCAACTTCTACCTGTACCCGGACGTGGTGGCCAACCCGAACAACTTCTACTGGTTCGGCCCGATCCTGGTGGACGGAAGCGCTGACGGGGCTGTCGGCGGCCCGGCCAACTTCAAGGCGACGTGGAGCGCTGCCGGGCCTATTAACCGGTACACCCCCCTGGGCCTGAACACCTGATGCCGGGCGTCGACCAGCTGGCGACCGACCTGGCGGCCATCTCCGCGCGCCTGCGGGAGGCTGGCGAGGGCGGCCTTGTCCGGCGCCTGTCCCAGGGGATCGGGAAGGCGGTCGAGCCGATCGAGCGGGAGGTCCGCGACGGCCTGCGCCCGCACATGCCGGACCGGTACGCGGACCTGATCGGCAGCGAGCTGGAGGTCACCCGCAGGACGTTCCAGGACCCTGACGGCGCGCGGGTGAGCGTGTACGCGCGGACCACGGGCGAGGGGAAGCGGAAGATCCAGCGGCTGGACGAAGGCGTCCTGTGGCACCCGCTGTTCGGCCGGTTCCCGCGCCGTGACCCGCGCAACCGCTGGTTCATGATGACGGAGCCGCACGTCAAGCCCGGCTGGTGGTCGGACTCCGCCGACAAGGCCGCGCCCAGGGTGCGGCAGGGGATCGAGGACGCGCTGAACGACGTCACGGAGAGGATCGTCCGCCGGTGAAGGTGACCATCAACGGCGAGGAGTTCGAGTACGAGCGCCGGATGCCGCTGAAGGACGCGCTGGCGATCGAGGAGGAGTGCGGCCGCAGCTACGCCGAGTATGAGCAGCTGCTGGCAGGCGGCTACGCGTGGGCCTACGCCGTGCTGGCCTGGCTGCTGTGGCGCCGCGCGGGTCGCAGCGTCCGCCTGGCTGACCTGCTGCCCGGCCCGGAGGGCGAAGACCCGGAGGTCGAGCTGGACTACGGGGAAATGATGGGCTCCATCATTTCCGGCGTGGCCTTGGAGATGCGGGCCGCTGAGGCTGCCGAGGAGGCGGCTAAGGCGGACCCTACTCCAGCCGCCGCCGCGGCCCCGGATGGCTCGGGTACGACGTCGCCCGGTACGAAGCGCTCTTCTCGGAAGTCCTCCACATAAGGCCCTGGGAGATACCGCTGCTCACCACTGAGCAGTTCGATTCCCTGATTAATTACCTGCACGAGACCAAGCGCGCCGGGGAGGGCTGAGCGATTCCGAGCGAGAGCCTCCGCTTTGACGTCACCGGAAACGCCTCGTCGGCGGTCAGGGCGTTCAGGGACACGGCTGCCGGGGCCACTGAGGCGTCCAGGGCGGCCAGAGAGCTGTCCGAGAAGCTGGCGACCCAGTCCAAGACGGCGCAGGTCTCCGCTGGTGCCACGATCGCCCTGGCCAAGAGCGACAAGATCCTCCGCGATGCCGAGCTGGAGCTGGCGGTAGCGGCGGGAGACCTCACCAGGGCAGAGGCCGAGCAAGGCCGCGCCGCCGAGAAGGCGGCCGTCAAGACGAGGGCCGCCGGGGAGGCCGCCAAGGGGGCGGGGGGCGGGTTCAGCGCGATGGCGTCCCCGATGGGCGCCGCGATCGTCGCCGGGGTCGCCCTGTCCCCCGTCGCGGTCACCCTCGCCGCCGGGCTGGGCGGCCTGGGCCTGGCGGCGCTGGGCGCAGCCAAGGACGCCCGGGCGATGCACGGGGTGCTGTCACCCCTCAGGGCCGAGGTCGCCGACTTCCAGAAATCCCTCAAGCCCCAGGTGCTGACCCTGTTCGGCGACGGCGCGGGGATCGCCGGGAACGCGCTGAAGCAATTGCAGCCGGTCGCGGCGGCGACCGCGAAAGGCCTGCACGGCGTGCTGGGCGGCATCGGCGCCGAGTTCAAGTCGGGCGAGTTCCAGCATTTCTTCCAGTTCATGGCGCAGACCGCCCAGCCCGATATCCAGCTGCTGGGGAAGACGTTCATCGACCTGGCCGCCGACATCCCGCCGGTGCTGGAGACGCTGCAGCCGGTCGCGTCCGGGCTGCTGAAGATCACCGACGCCGTTGCCAGCCTGCCGGGCGTGCTGGACAAGGTCAAGCAGAAGACCGGCGCTAACCAGCCCGGCTTCTGGGGCGGCACGGGGCTGGACCGGATCCGGGAGTTCATCACCTGGGGCGGGAAGAACATCCCGGGGGGCAACAAGTCGATCAGCGACCTGATCGGCCTGACCGGCCGCGCGAACGCCACCGTCCCGGCTACCGGCGTGGCGATCGCCGCGACGGGCGCCAGCGCGGCGGCGGCCGCCCCGAAGATCGGCACGCTGGCCGGGGACATGGCGACCCTGAACGCGACGGTCGGGTCGGGCAACTCCGTGCTGGCGGCCTATTCAGACTTGTGGGACAAGTTCGTCGGCAAGTCGGTCAGCGACCAGCAGGCGGTGCTGTCCCTGAAGCAGGCGTTCGAGGGCTACAACAGCGCCGTGACGCAGTCGGGCCGCAAGAGCACCACCGCCCAGCAGGCGTTCCTCAGCATTTTCACGACGCTCGGCAGCGGCCTGGACACGCTGCACAAGAACCGCGCGAGCATCGCCGACATCAACAGCCTGTACGACACGACCATCGCCCGGCTGTCGGCCCTGCACGGGCTGACGCCGCAGCAGCAGGCCGACGTGCAGGGTGTCACCAAGGACTACCTCGCGTGGGCCGGGTCGGTCGACCGGCTGTCCGGCAACGCCGTGAACGCCGCCACGCAAATCAAGAACACGCTGCTGGCGCAGCTTGGCTTCGCTCACACGCTCACCCCGCAGGTCAGCGGCGACATGAGTACCCTGGCCAACGCGATCCTGAAGACGGGCGACCGCTCCCGCGCGACGGCCATCGACCGGGCGCAGCTGATCAAGGACTTCGAGAAGTCCGGCCTGACCGCGATCCAGGCGCAGCAGGCCGCCATCGATTTCCAGGGGCAGATCGACAAGCTGCACGGCAAGACGGTGAAGGTGGACGTGACCGCGTCCGGGTCCGGCGGGATCAGCGTGGGGGCGACGGGCCTTCAGGCCCGGATCTTCAAGCTGGCGCACCTGGCCACGGGCGGCGTGGTGCCCGGCGGCTACTCGCGCGCTGACAACCACCTCGCGCTGCTGCGGTCGGGAGAGGGAGTGCTGCAGCCCGGCGCCGTCGCGGCACTCGGCGGGCCGCAGTTCATCAGCCAGGCCAATGCCAGGTTCGGGGACGTGCCGGTCAGCCACTTCGCCGCCGGCGGCGTCGCCGGGCTGCCCCCGTGGGTCGGCGGCCAGGAAGGGTCCGTCCTCGGCGGCTGGGCCGGGCAGGACGTCGCGTCGATGCTGGCCTCGGTGATCGCGGCGCTCAAGGCGACCGCCGCGGCGTCCGGGTCATTCACCCCCGGCGCCCCGGCGACTGGCAGCGCGGCGGCGGCGCAGGCGTTCGCCCGGTCGATCCTCCCGGCCGGGTGGTCCTGGCCGGACCTGCGCGCCCTGTGGAACCGCGAGTCGGGCTGGAACGCGTACGCGGTCAACCCGTCCAGCGGCGCCTACGGGATCCCCCAGGCTCTGGGGCACGGGCACCCGTACAACCTGGGCGACTACGCCAACCAGGTCCGCTGGGGGATCTCCTACATCGCGGGCCGGTACGGCAACAGCCAGAACGCGTGGGCGCACGAGGTCGCGTTCAACTGGTACGACAAGGGCGGCATGCTGCCTACGGGCCTATCCCTGGCCTACAACGGCACGGGGCGGCCGGAACCGGTCATCCCGGCCGCCCGGCTCGGCCGCGGTCCGGCCAGCGTGACGATCGTGATCGAGAACCACGGCATCATCGGCAGCCAGGCCGAGGCTGACCGGTTCATCAAGTCAGCCGTCGACCGGCTGGCCACGGACGGGCAGCTTGCCTACGCGCTGCGGCACTCCCCGTCGGCGGCCTGAGTGGCACCGCCGAACTGGCCGCAGGTGATCGTGGAGGGCGGCTTCGTCACCACCTCCCCGGTGCAGCCCGCGGGCACGTTCATCCTGGACGACGCGGTGAACGGCGTGCTGGGGACGTCCATGCTGGGCGCGGACGTCACCTGGTCGGACCTGTCCGCGTTCACGCGCTCGGGGAGCGTGACGCGGGCGGCGACGCGGCAGCAGGGGCCGGTGTGGGGCTACCAGCCTGGCACTGCGTCGGTGGCGCTGAACAACAAGGACGGCCGCTTCGACCCGGACAACCTGTCCGGCCCGTACGTGGCGGCCGGGGTGACGCAGCTGACCCCGCGGGTTCCGGTGCGGGTCCGCGCGACGTGGATGGGCGTCACCTACGGCCTGTTCTCCGGGTTCGCGAGCTCGTGGGCTCCGGAGGATGGCAATAACTACGCGGGCCGCTACGCGGAGGCGACCGTCTCCGCGACGGACGGGCAGCGCATCCTGGCGGGCATCACCCTCCCTGCCACGGGCGCGGTCGGCGCGGGCGAGGACAGCGGGGCGCGGGTGACCCGCGTGCTGAACGCGGCCGGGTGGTACACCGGCAGCGGCCAGCGGCAGGTGGCCGCAGGCGATTCCACGGTGCAGGCGTACGCGGGCGCCGACACGGCCTGGAACCTGATGCAGGCCGCCGCCGACGCGGAGATCGGGGAGCTGTACATCGACGGCTCGGGGCGGCTGGTGTTCCGCAACCGGCAGGCCATCCTCACCGACTCGCGCAGCAACACGCCGCAAGTCGTGTTCGGGGACAGCATCGGCACCGTCGAGGCCGGCGGCACGGAGCGACCGTACCGGACGGTCACCCGGGCACGCGATGACGCGACGCTGGCGAACGACGTCCAGGCGACAAGGACGGGCGGCTCCCTGCAGCAGGCGAAGGACACCGCCAGCATCGCCAGGTACCTCTTCCCCCGTAGCTATGCCCGTTCCGACCTGATCCTCCAGGACGACGCCACCACGCTGAACTGGGCGCAATGGGTGCTGTACGTGTCCAAGTCCGACGAGGACCGGTTCGACCAGCTCACCGTGTTCCCGCTGCGTGACCCGGCGAACCTGTGGCCGCAGGCGCTCGGACGGGAGGTCGGCGACCGCATCCAAGTGTGGCGGCGGCCGCCCGGGGTGGGCTCCCCCGTGGTCAAGGACTGCTTCATCCGCGGGATCAGCCATCAGTGGAGCGTCTCCCCGGCGTCGTGGGTGACCACGTGGACGCTGCAGGACGCGGCTAAGTACGGCTCGTTCCTGGCGCTCGATAACCCTATCCTCGGCGCGCTCGACGCGAACGCGCTGGCGTTCTTACGGCAGGAGATGCGCGATGCCCGTCGACATGAGGCCGCACACGCCGGAAGAGGTCAGGCGCTGGGCGCACCAGCGCCGCCCGCATGAGCGCGAGCCCGCTCCTGGGGCTGGTGATCGCCTGCTGCTGCGCGAGGAGAACTTCGGCCCCGCCGTCCCCGCCGTCGTGGTCGCAGTACAGGAAATGACCACGCCAGGGAGCCACTGGAACCAGCACGGGCAGCTAGCGGAGAAGCTCGGGCTCGGGCTACCCGACCCGTCCGTGTGGGCGTGGGAAGAGGCGCGCGGCGAGTTCCGGCTGCACGATGACCCGTGGCCATGGGTGCAGGTGCGGGTGATCACCGGCACTGAAGAGGACGGCAGCCCGGTGCTCGCGCCGCCACGCTGGTGCAAGGAGGCCAGGGTGCGCGGGTCGGCCGGATGGATGCGCGAGGGCTCGCGCTGCCACGTGGGCGATTACCAGGAGGAACAGTGAGCCCTCCCGTCTGGTCGGTCGGCCAGGTGCTGACCGCGAGCGACGTCAACACGTGGTTCGTCCCCCTGGCGGTCGTCAAGCCATCGAGTGAGTCCGTCACCAGCTCGACCACGCTGCAAAATGATGACCACCTGGTCCTCGCCGTCGCCGCCAGCGCCACCTACGAGTTCACCTGCCAGCTGTTCTTCATCGCCGCGTCCGGCGGTGACATCAAGTGGACGTGGTCACTGCCGGCCGGGGCCAGCCTCACCTACCAGAACCTGCACAACGAGGGCGGCGGGACGGGAGTGGGGAACGCGTGCCTGGCGAACTCTGACCTTGACACGCCGACTGCGGCCGGGGGCGGCTCCGCCACGGAGGCCGCACGCATGACCGGCAACCTGACGATAGCCGGGACGTCGGGCAACGCGCAGCTGCGGTGGGCGCAGAACGCCTCGAATGCGACGGCGACACAGGTGAGGTCCCCTAGCCAGCTGATCCTGCGGAGGATCGGGTGACGTCCCTGGCGGACCTGCGGGCGAGTGACCAGTTCCTGTTCGCCGCACAGGTCACGGGGCATAGACGCCAGCGGCTTTCACCTGGCGCTGTTCGGCCCGGCGGCGACCGCAGCGGCGGGGCTGGACGATCATCGGGCACGCGGACCTGTAGGTGACGAGCGGGAGAGAAGGGGCGCGGTGGGATGGCTGACGCGCTGGCCCGAGCTGCGGGACGTGGTGATCACGCTCATCGGCGCCGTGATCCTGCTGGCCGAGCTGGCCGTGTGGGTAGTGACCGGGCGGCCGCCGGACTACGTGCTGACCGGGGCGGCCCTGTCGGCGCTGGGCCTGACGGGCGTGCTGGCCGCGCGGCGCATCATCTCAACTGGGCCGTCGTCATCATCGCCGCCGCCGGGATCGCCGTTGCCCTTGCCCTCCTCGCCGTCGCTGCCGGAGGCCCCTGATGGCGGCTGAGGGCGAGGGGATGGCCGTGCGCCGCCGGGATGACCCGGAGCGGATGACGCGGGGGGCGCGGCACGCGTTCGCGATCCTGGCGCTGGTGGTGCTGGCGCTCGGCGTGCTGTGCGTGGCGTTCACGGTCTTCTACGCCAACTCGACCGCGCGCGGCCAGCATAGGACCATCGCCCGGCTGGACGCGCAGGCGCGCAGGCAGGACGCGATCATCGCGCAGCTGCGCCGCCAGCAGCTGGCGCAATGCGCGTCGTACGCCGACCTGGGCACCGCCGTGCTGCCGGCCAAGCCGCCGCCGTCGCGGTTCGCGGTCCGGATCGTGACCGATAACCGGAAGGCGTGGTACGGCAACGGGTGCGGGCAGCCGGGGTCGCTGCCGGTCCCGGCTGGGCTGGCGGCGGCGGCGCGGCGTTACGGCATCCCGGTGAACGGGAAGCCCGGTGCCTGAGCCGGCGCCCGGCGACGTCTGGGCCGTGCGCACAAGTGGCCGCCCGGCGTGGTGGATCCGGATTGGCGCGGCGCTGAGGGACGAGCCGAACCTGTCCAATCACGTCCTGGTGCCGCATCACCAGGATGCGGCGGGCACCTGGTGGGCGATCGAGGGGCGCCCGGGCGGGGTCGGGTGGGTGGACTGCTCGCTCTACCTGGAGTCGCCGTGGCTGATCACCAATGCCGCGCAGCCCAAGACGAGCATCGAGCGCCGGTCAGTGTGCGCCACGATGGAGGCGCTGCTCGGCACCGCCTACGACTGGTCAGCGATCGTCGCTGACGGGATGGCCGACCTTGGCTTCAGGGTGCCCGGGTGGGACCCGTCGTGGCATGGAACGGTCCCGGCGCACGTCGTGTGCTCCAGCTCGGCGGCCTACGCCTACGCGAAGGCGGGGCTGCCCTGTCCCAAGGGCGACCGGCTGGTGCAGCCGGCCGACTGGGACAGCTTCATCATCAACCGGGCATGGGAGGCCACGTGAAGGTCACGACCGTAATCGCGCTGGCGCTGCTGGCGCTGGCCACCGTCCTGGCGGTCCTGGCCGCGCTGCGGGAGCCGAACGGCGGGGCGCTGGCCCGGGCGGCGCTGGCGTCGCTCGCGGCCGGGGTGTTCTTCGCGGAGATGCGGGCATGACCGCGATCTCTTACACCCTGATGCGCGACGGCATCGCCACGCTGGCGGCGGGGATCGCCCGGGACTTCGCGGGCGAGCCGCGCGTGGCCGGGTACGCCGATGGCCCGTACGCGTGGTCGCAGGCCGAGTGGGACCTGTTTCCCGGCGTCAACCACGTCAAGATCGCCGTGCGCGCGAGCTTCAACGGCGGCGACGTCCTGGACGTCGAGAAGGGCGACGCGACGCTGCACGAGGCGCCCGGCTGGATCGACATGCGTCACGCGGCGGGGCTGTATCGTCCTACGGTCTACTGCTCGCTGTCGGCGGTGCCGGCGGTGCGGGCGGCGACCGGGCATCGCATCCTGGGCCGCGACTATGACATCTGGGTCGCCGAGTACACCACTCGTGCCACGCCGCCCGCAGTGCCGGGGCTGCCGCCTGCTGGCTATGCCGCCTGGCAGCGCAAGAGCACGGGCGCCTGGGATGAGTCCCTGGTGCTTGACCAGGGATGGCCGCACCGTTCGCCGGGCCACCCGGCCCCGATCCCGATCCCGGTGCCGGCTGGCCCGTCGGGGACGGCGACGGCGGCTAACGTGGCGTGGGGGGCGGTGCCGGGGGCGGTGGCGTACCGGCTGCAGCACCGTGACGGCGCGGGTGTGGTCATCCAGTCGATGGTGGGCGGCACGCACGCGTCGGTGGCGCTGTCCGGCCCTGGCCCGCACTCGTGGCGGGTGCAGGCGGCCGGCGGGGCGTGGACTGCCTGGCTGGCGATCGGCTAGTCAAGCCAGCTTGAATGACGCGGGCGCTTATTCAGTTATTCAAGTTCGCGTCCGATTAGCTGAATAACCGAGAGGGGGATCGCATGCAGCCGACCGTAGGCCGCGTCGTCCATTACGTCAGCCACGGAACGCCAGTGAACCCGGACGGGTCGCAGGCGTTCACCAGCGAGTGCCGCGCTGCCATCGTCACCGAGGTGACCGAGGCCGAGGTGAACGAGCAGAACCCGGCGGGAGACGGCACGTTCCGGCAGGCGGTCGGCCTCGCCGTCCTCAACCCAACCGGGCAGTTCTTCAACCGGGGCGTCCTGGAGGATGAGGACGGCCACGCCGGGGGAACCTGGCACTGGCCAGAGCGCGCCGGCTAGGCTCGGCGGCCACATCCGGGCGAAACGATAACGCCCCCCGACTCCGGCGGGGGGGCGCCTTTCGCGTTGGTGCCGCCCGATCGCTGCGGCGCTGGCCAGCTTACCGGTGCGGCCATTCTGTTCCGTGCTCATGCTGAGCCACTAGGGGGCCCCTGCGCTCGCCCGGACGGCGCACCAGCGTCAGGCCCTCGAAGTCGACGGGAAGCCAGCGGTCCCGGCCCGTGGTCAGGATCTCGAATCCCTGCTCCCGCCCGGGCGCGGCGACGACCATGATCGCGCAGCCGTCCCTGATGAGCCCGTAGCGCACCCGCAGCCACAGCATCTCCCGCACCCGGCGGGAGACCCGGCCGACGAACACGCCCGGCGCCACCTCCAGCAGCCACCGGGACAGGTCGCCCCGCATCCCGGCGGGAACTGCCGTCAGGACCAGGACGATCACTGATCGTCCTGGCCGTAGGCGGTCCCCCCGGCCACGGTGCCGCCGGGCTCCCATAGTTCGGCGACCGCCCGCTGCGGCTCTTCCGGGGTGCCGAGCAGCTGCTTGACGTCGCCCGCGATCCGGCCAAGGAGGCGCTCCCCGGCGATCACGTCGCGGACGGCCCGCCTGGTCCGGCCTTCAAGGTCACCGCCGCCGGCGCCCGCGATGGCGAACGCGGCCGGGATCGTGACCTCGGCCTTGTACAGGTCGGCGACATCGTAGACGAAGCTGAGCTGGTGCCCGGTGTGGATGAACCCCAGGCCCGGCGAGCAGCCCAGGTGCAGGATCGCCGCATGGCAGATGCCGTACAGCGCGGAGTTCGCCGCCGACAGGCACTGGTTCACCGTGTCGCCGCCGGCCCAGTCCGACAGGTCGTACTTGCGGCCGCCCCACTGGATCCCGTTGGCTGCGGCGTGCTCCCGGTAGCAGGCCCGGACCCGGGCGCCCTCGCGGCCGCGGAGCTGCTGCATCGTCTGCCCTGAGGTGTCCTCGCCGGGGAACCGCATCGCGTACATGGCCCGGGCGACCTGCAGCCGGGACCGCTGGCTGCTGACCAGCGCCGCCTGGCGCAGCAGCAGGCCGGCGGTCGTCGCCGCGGCCACCGTCCCCGCGTACAGGCGCACCCCCTGCTCACCGGTCCACGCGACACTGCACCCGCTCCTGGCCAGCAGCGACACCGCCGCCTGCGTTATCCGCGTGCCAGGCCCGAGCAGCAAGCACGCCAGCATCGCCACCGGGATGCTCGCCGGGCCGTCATCATGCCAGAACGCGACCCCGTTCGCGTCCCGGTCAACCACCGCGTGCTCCACGTACACGAAGCTCAGCCGGTCACTGAGCCTCCCCAGCTCCGTCGCCGAAGCCGGCATCTCGCTAACCCGCACAGCCAAACCCCCGTAACGCATATGGACGGTGAGCAGCCCGTCATCCCCCGTATGCGTTGTCCCGTCAACGACCGGGACAACGTCCCGTCATCCCCCGCGCCCCGCCAGACCAGCGCAATCCCCCGATCCGGACTCCCCGTAATCCCCGCAGGCCAATGGATAGCCCCCAGCCACGGCCCTCTCGACGCTGCCGCTCCCCGTCGTCCCTCGGCGTGGCCTAGTGACCCGTCGTCCCCGCAAAGTGATCAAGGGCAGCACCCCCGTCGCCCCGCATCGAGCAGACCCGTCGTTCCCCGCGCTGCCACCCAAGCCAGCGGCACCGGACGCCTTCCGCCGGAACCTGAGCCGTTACCCGTCGTCCCCGCGCTCGTGGGTCGGACCTGGTAGCGCACCCGCATGCGGGAGCGCAACACCCGTCGTCCCCGCGCTCGTGGGTCGGACCGAAATAGCCGCGATCAGGGGGGCATCAGGATAACCGTCGTCCCCGCGCTCGTGGGTCGGACCGGGCGAGGACGCCGATTCCTTCGGGCGGGAACCCGTCGTCCCCGCGCTCGTGGGTCGGACAGGTCGGCACGCACTCGGTGCCCCAGCGGTACCCCGTCGTCCCCGCGCTCGTGGGTCGGACAGCGGGGTACGGCGTCACCCTGTCCGCCCCGTCCCGTCGTCCCCGCGCTCGTGGGTCGGACCGCGGCGTGGGCGCCAAGCCCCGCCCGCGCGCCCCGTCGTACCCGCGCTAGTGCGTCAGACCGCC